AACTGGCTTTACAACGCCAAAAAGAATTACTAGCTTTACAGAAAAAAGCTGCCGCCGCTGCGATTGCTACAGCTAACGCTAAAAAACTTGGACTAGCCATAGATAAAGCCAATCTTGTACTTGGTAAAGGCGGAGATGTTTTTGATTTAGAGAAAATCCAACTTGAGGCCGCTAGATTAAATCAGGTTCAGCAACTAACAAAAGCCACTAGCGCAGCTCAACTTCTAGCTATTACTAATGATCTTGCTCGCTTGCAGGTCTTAAAACAGATGAAGGAATTAGAAGATGCTATTGCTTCTGGCGATATAAAAAGAATTGAAGCTGCAACAGCTAAACTAAATGCAGATATAAAAATTCTTGGTGTTTTAACTCAGCAAGAACTTAAACTATTAGACATAAAAGCAATATTAACTGCGCTTGCTTCCAAGGATTTAATTAACTTAACTAACCTCAATGAAGCTGCTCGCATACTCGGACTCTTAAATATCCCAGCCGGCGGCAAAATTACGGTTGAAATTAGTGCGGCGGCCGAGGCTGCCCTTGCAGCACTCGCAGCTGCAACAGCGGCAGCAAAATTAGCAGCCGGTACTATTAAAAAGAAATATACCTCAGACGAAATAAATGACATTATTAGAAGGCTTACTCAAGGTGAGAAAATCACCGTATCCGAAGGTGCTGCTATTGGCGTATCAGATCCAAAATCTCTTAAGCCCGATCCTGTAGGTCCTGTTACTCCGCCTGTAGTTACAACTACTACATCTACTTTTGGCGATAAGGGACTTTTAAGCTCTATTATTGCTGCCGTATCAATCGCTGCGACCGTAGCAGCTGAAAACGCCGCAGCTATCAAAGCTGCTAATGCTCAAGCCGTAACAGTAAATAATAACTTTAATGGTGTAATTGGAGATCCCAACGCGCTTGCTACCTTGATTACGGACATCGTACAAAATGCCATAGATCGCGGCACGATTAAGGCTACGACCCTCTCATGACATGGGTTCCAGCTTGGCGCGTAACAGTAGGTGATGATGTATACACAACTGTTACCGGTGTTAGTTATGCAACAGGTCGTACAGATATTGATCGGCAACCTACGGCAGGTTACTGCCAAGTAGATATCATAAACGCTACTAACGCTCCTTTTACTATCAATGTCACAGAAGGCGTAACGCTAGAGCTCAAAAACTCGTCCGGCACTTATGTAACTGTGTTTGGTGGAGAAGTTTCAGATTTTAATATTGCTGTGAGAAGTCCGGATGAAACCGGCTTTGTAACTACTGGCACTATTTTAGGAGTCGGTAGCCTTTCTAAATTGACTAAAGCTATCTATAACACAGCTTTAGCAGAGGGCTTAGATGGTACGCAGATAGCCGAGATAGTAGGTAGCGCGCTTAATCTTAAGTGGAACGAAGTGACTCCTACGGTTACATGGGATACCTACCCACCGATTCAAACATGGAGTGATGCAGAGTCTTACGTTGGCACTATTGATCCGGGCTTTTATACGATGGTCAATATAGCCGCTAACGCTTCTGCCAAGTCTCAGACTCTTGCAGTTCAAATAGCACAAAGCGCACTCGGACAACTTTTTGAGGATCGCTATGGAAATGTAAATTATGACGATGCCGATCATAGATCTAATTACCTTGCCGCCAATGGCTTTACTAACCTTGATGGATCCTATGCAACTCCGAGCAGTATTCAATCCCAAACACAGATAGCTCGTATCCGTAATAGCCTTATCTACCGTTATTCAACGACTTACGGCTCTACCTACACCGACTCGGATCAAGACTCTATCGCCTCTTTTGGACTCTTTGAGAAATCTACCGAGTCAAATATTAAAAGCCTAGTAGACATTACACAGATCGCTACGAGAGAGCTTAACCTACGTAAAAATCCTAGAGGCTCACTCGGGGCAATTACTTTTAGACTAGACAATTCTAATCTGCCAGATGTAATGCTAGATAACCTTATTAGTATTTTTTTTGGCCAGCCTGTTTTAATTAATAACCTACCTAGCAATCTACTCGGCGGTACATTTGATGGCTTTGTAGAAAATATTGCTGTTAGGGCTACTCCGACTTATGTAGACATGACCCTTTATGTCTCAGCTACAGATTTCTCATTATCAACTACACAATGGGAAACAGTATTGCCCGCCTCTCTAATTTGGACAGGCGTAAATGCTACACTTACATGGACTAATGCGATTGGAGCACTAACGTAATGAGTACAACCACCCCTTTATTCGGCTGGGTCGTTCCCACGTCGAGCGATTTAGTAAAAAATGGCGCGGTAGCCATTGAAACTTTAGGTGATTCCATTGATAGTTCAATGGGAGATCTTTTAGGTGGCACAACTGGTCAGGTGCTATCAAAGACATCTAATACAGACATGGACTTTACATGGACAACAGCGGCAGCAGCCGGAGCCTCTGTTAATTTATTGTTGAACTCTAATTTTGCAATCAATCAGCGAGTTTATGTTTCGGCAGCTAATCTAGCGTCCGGTTCATACGGTTTTGATCGTTGGAAGTCCAATTATACAAATACAACATTAACTTTTACAGCCTCAACACAAGGTCAATCTCTTACAATAAATGCAAGTGGCGGATTACAACAGATCATCGAGCAAGGATTAGTACCTGCCGGTACTTATACGCTTTCATGGACAGGCACAGCTACAGCTCGTGTTTATAATTCCGGCGGCACTCCACCCTCCTATGCTGCTTCACCTGTTACTTTTACAGCAGACGGCGCAGCAAATGTAGTAGTTGAATTTACAGCCTCGGGAGCGACTAAAACATTATCTAAAGTTCAATTTAATGCAGGCACCAATACAACATGGGCATTAGCTACTCCGACATTACAAAGTGAATTGTCCGCTTGCCAGCGTTATTACTATCGACAAGGCGGAGATGCTCTTTATGGTTATTTTGGGCTCGGTATTGCTTCGGGTACTACTCAATCAACTCATGTGGTAGTTTTTCCAACGACAATGAGAATCCCAGCATCGTCAGTTGATTATTCTACTTTAGCCGTTCAACAAAATGGTGGTGTCTCTTTAATAGTAGTTACCTCTGTTAGTATAAATGCTGGTTATACAACCAAAAATGTTTGCACGCTTTATTCTAACGTAGCGTCTGGTTTAACTACTGGCACAACTTACACATTACTAGGAAATAACAGTACATCTTCATATATCGGATTGAACGCGGAGTTATAAAATGACAGTTTCCTTTATTGAAATCACCGATCCACTTACAGGCGCAATTTATGAATACGCAATTATCGATTGGGGCAACGATCAATTTACCTCAATGACAAAAGCCGAGTACGACAAAGAGTATCCGAGTGGAGACTAGCTATAACGGCTACCCTGCATCAAAAGATCCGGCCGAGATAAAGATAAAGTCCTACCCTGTAAAGGGTACGGATCGTAAGCTGCGATGTGCTGAGAGCGTGGGGCCACTACTCACAGCCTTCGCGGCTGAATTTCATGAGCTGATCGAGCCAATCGATGAGGGTACTTTTGACGACTGGGGCTATGCCTACAGGATGGTTAGAGGTAATCCGACAAAACTTTCATGTCACTCATCCGGCACGGCGATCGACCTCAATGCTACAAAGCACCCTTTAGGTAAGTACGATACTTTTGCAGCCAAGAAGGTACCTATGATCCGAGCCCTAGCTAAAAAGTACGGCCTCAAGTGGGGCGGCGACTTTAAGACAAGGCCGGACGATATGCACTTTGAGGTTGAAATATCAACAATTAAAGCCAAACAACTTATAACAAAGTTAGGATTAGAAAATGCCAAGTAGTGCACAAGTAACAGTAGGAGTAACAGCTACAGTATTAGTCGCGGCTAATATTGCCGATCAGACCGCCTATTTACATAACTCAGGCGGAGGCGCTGTCTATCTTGGGGATGCCAACGTAACGACAAGTAACGGCTACAAAATGGATAACAACGATAAATTGACTTTATCTGTTGGAGATCATGAGGGTTTATACGCTGTTACCGCATCCGGTACTAACGTGGTCGGCGTACTAAAACAAATCAACTAAGGGCATTTAGGAGCAAGACCATGAAAGAGCAAGCAATCGCAGCCGGTAAGTCCTACCTCAGATCAGCTATCGCCTGTGTGGCAGCGCTGTATATGAGCGGGATTTCAGATCCAAAAGTATTAGCTAACGCGTTTATCGCTGGGCTAATCGGGCCATTACTTAAGGCCGTCCAACCGTCCGAGGGTCAGTTTGGCGTAACTAAGTAATGGAAAGAGCTCAGTTCCTAATTGGTATTGCCTTGGGGGTAATTACTATTTTGGGGTTAGGGGCTGGGCTCGTCCGCCATTTAGTCAAGTTTTACCTATCAGAGCTCAAGCAAGACGGTAACGGCGGCCACAACCTAGCCGGGCGCGTGGAAAGAATTGAACAACGTGTGGATCGAATTTACGAAATATTGCTCGAGGATAGGCTTGCCAAGTAGCGACACGCCAAAAGGCTAAACACTTTGATTTCGGACAAATAGCCTTCATACTGATACTACAAACGCTGAGAGGGCTACTCGGTTAGTAGCTTGATCGGCCTTAACAAAGGGCAGATAATGAATAGTTTAGATCTATTAATAGGCTTAGGCGCATGCGCTTTAGGCTTTTTGTTTATGACACTCGGTTACTCAATCGGTTTCAAGCACGGGCACGGCGAGGGCTTTGTAAGAGGCCGAGCTATTGCTAAAGCTCTCCGAGAGAGCGAGTTACAATCATGAGTTTCCTAGAGGGCTACGAATTAGCCAATGACACGATTATCCGCTTTCGTAAAGAATTTCCTAGCGGCCGAATTATT